CGGGAGAACCCGATCCGCGACAAGCACAAGCTATGGTCGTCGTGGTATTGGGGCTGCATCGCGCACTACTTCCCCGGTCGCGTGCGCCCGCCACTGCACCCGACGCTGGCCCGCGAGTTCGCGGCAGGGTGCGACGCCGCCGCCGGCGGTTACGTCCGCGTTGGCGACTACGCCTTGGGTGTCGGCCTCGCGCGCCACGTCGAGGCGGGCAATCCACCACATAGCTTCACCGGCGAGCAGCGCGAGTTGGAGGTATGACCCTGCAGCTCGACATCTTCGCCAGCAAGCGCGTGCTGGTCGCCTGCGAGTTCAGCGGCACGGTGCGCGATGCGTTCCTGCGGCGCGGCTTTGATGCGTGGAGCTGCGATCTCAAGCCCGACGATCGCCGCAGCAACCGCCACATTCGCGACGATGTGCGCCGCGTGCTGCCGTGGGGCTGGGATTTGCTGGTCGTCGCCCATCCGCCCTGCACCCGCCTCTGCAACAGCGGCGTCCGCTGGCTCAGCGTCCCGCCGCCGGGCCGCACACTCGAAGCGATGTGGGCCGAGCTGGACGAAGGCGCGGCGCTCTTCTCCGATCTGTGGAACGCGCCGATCGCGCGCGTAGCCGTCGAAAACCCCGTCATGCATCGCCACGCCAAGGCGCGGATCACAGGCTATGCCGAGCCTGCGCAGTTCGTCCAGCCCTGGCAGTTCGGCCATGGCGAGACCAAGCGCACCGGCCTCTGGCTCAGGAACCTCCCACCGCTCGCCCCTACGAAGATCGTCAGCGGGCGGCGGGCGCGGGTCCATCGCCATTCGGGCTGGGGCAAGCATGGCGAGATCCGCCAGCACGAACGCTCGCGCTTCTTCCGTGGCATCGCCGATGCGATGGCCGCGCAATGGGGCGACATCATCGCCGCAGACGCCCTGCAAGCCGCCTGAGCATGTCCGTCTTAGACGCACCCCCTCAGAAGCCGCCCAGGAACATCGGACCCTATGGGCTGGCCGTCTGCCCCGAATGCATGGGCGAATTCATCCTGCGCCATCCTCGCCAGATGTTCTGTTGTGAGAAGCACAAGCGGGCATGGCATAACCGCGCCGTGGTGCGCGGCGCGCGCCTCGCCCCGCTGGTGATGGCGATGCGCATCACCCGCGGCGGCTCGCGCGGCAATGCCCAGGCAGGCAAGGATGCGCGCCGCGCCATGGAAAAGCTGGTCGGCGAGTTCGACCGCGAGGACCGAGGCGCAAAGCGCATGCGCGCGCCCGATTATGTCGCCCTGCGCAACCGCCTCGGCTACGAGACCTGACCAGCCTAACCTAGGTTGGGTAAGCCGCTGCACCCGCAAGAAAAACTTGCGTCGTTACGCAACCTGAAAGATGGTTCAAGTTTCAAGGGACCGGATACAGGGCCTGCAACGCTTGGGGAGGAACCATTATGGCTGAATCCGGCCGCTGCAATCATTTCACGCGCGCGCCAGACGTATACCTTGTGGACGACACGCTCCACATCCTGAACAGGGTGGAGGGCCGCATCGTCACCCACGACACCTATCCGGCGGAAGTGATCGAGCAGATGGCCCGCCGCGCCAAGGGCATCAGCGCCGCCGCCGGCATGATCGGCAGACTCGCCGGCGTAATGCGCAAGAAGGGTCAGAAGAAGCCCCGCAAGCGCGACAAGCACTAATCCGCCGCGCGCCGCTCCGCCCGCCACCGGGCCAGCGGCGCCGCCAGCGCCCCGGCGAGATAATAGGCTCCCAGCGGCATCAGCAGCCCATAGAGCGCATGCCGCCAATGCTCGGCAGGCTGATAGGCGTTCCCGGCGATCACCGCCACGCAGGCAAGCCGCAGCCAGTCGGGCGATTCCGGCGCGCGCGGCCACAGCCGCTCGAAGGCGCGCCCCACGCCGATCGCCGCGCAGATCAGCATCATCAGATCGATAGGAAAGCCGCCACCCTCATCCATGCCTGCCAGCATGCCACGGGTCGGGGCCTCGCGACAATCCCGCCGCACAAGCGAAAGGGCTTCGGCACCCCGAAGCCCTTTCCTCGACCGGGTAAGCCCAATCCGTGGCGAGGCCTACGCCCTCAGCCTGGTGAGAACAAGCCGCCGGCCTCGGCCAAAGCCCCCGGCATCGCATACACCGGATAGTCCCCCTCGCGCTCCAACTGGGCGCGGCAGGGCGGTATCCAGCGCACGCGCGTATCGCGGTCGCCGCCAGCCAGCCACACCAGCCAGACATAGCTGGTCGCGGTCGATGCCTTCTTGGGCTTGCCGTCGTCATCCAGGTTGAACGGATCGGGAGCGCCATCGCGGATCAGCCGCCCTTTCAGCATCACCACGCGCTGCGTAAACACCAGCACGAAGTCAGGCGGCGTGCGCTCCGGTGCAAACAGGCCCAGATATCGGTCGCGGCCCTCGACAAAGCTTGTCCGTACCAGCATCGCACATCCCACGCGCGACACGCCGATCGCCGTCTCGATAAATGCTTCGGCCAGCCGGAACGGAGGGTTGGCGATCACGAAATCCACCGCTGGTTCGCTCCGCCCTGTCGTCGCAAAGTCTATCAGCTCGGGATCACCGCCCAGCACATGATCGGGATAAGCCAGCACGTCGCTCGCCCGCACGCTGGCGAATGACTCGCGCAGCGGCTTCACCATGAAGCCGCGATTGCAGCACGGCTCCCACGCCGCCATCGCCCCCAGATTGTGCCCCAGCCCGCGCAGGAAGCCCGTCAGCGCCCGCGTCGCCCAGGGCGGCGTCGGGAAATCATCCAGGCTGTCATGCGCCTCCACGCGCTGCTGCATGACAGCGGCGGAACGGTTTTGGGTCACGCAGCGACGTCGAACAACGAACGCGCTGGCAGACGCGAGGCCGCTAGCGGATTGAGCCACAGGCACTCGGTGCGGGGCAGATTGCGCATCGATCGCGCGCCGATCGTCCGCAACGTCCATCCTGCCAGCATTTCGTCGTAGAGGCTGCTGGCATAGCCCGAGATCAGCACCATCGCGCGGGACGCGCGCGCTCGGCCGAGCAACTCTCGGTGATCCTCGATCGACATCTCATGCGCATAATTGCGATAACCCGCCGCCTCCCGCGCGCCATTGGTCCGCGTCTCGGGCACGTAGGGAGGGTCGAGATAGATCAGTGCCTTGGGATCGTCGAACAGCGGCAGCAGCTCCACCGCCGGCACGCTCTCGAGCGAAACGCGCCGGAGCCGCTCGATGATAACCAGCAGCTCCTGCGTGAAGTCCGCCCAATTGCCCGCGATATCGGTCGAGCCGCTCACGCCATCGCGCCGGAATCCGGAAATGCAGTCCGATCGCGTTCCCCGCGATCCATGCCCCATGTGCGATCGGATCAATAGCCGGCGGGCACGCTCGACCGGATCGTCGGTCGGCATGTGCGCCACCAGATATTCTGCCCGCGCGAACGGCGTCAGCATGCAAAGCCGCACCAGCTCCGCGGCCTCGATCGAGCGCAGCACCGTGAACAGATTTACGAGATCGAGATCGATATCGTTCCAGGTCTCGGATCGCGCCGGTTCCTTCTGCAGCAGCACCGCCGCCGCGCCCCCGCACGGCTCGCAATAGATTTCATGCGGCGGGAAATGCGCCAGCACCCAGGGCGCGAGCCGCCATTTGCTGCCGAGATACCGCAGCAAAGGCCGGGTCGGCGCCGTCACTCCTCAATCCTCGACACCACCCCGATCAGCGCCTCGATCGGCACCGCCACGACATATTCGTTGTTGCCGTCGAACCGGAACTTGATCCCCGACTGCGCGACGATCGGCTCGGCTTTGCCGTCCTCGCCCTTCCACATCGCCAGCTTTAGCGCCTGCGTCCATCCGCCGTCTGCCCATTTGCCGGTCTCGAACAGTTTCGCGCTCGATGAATTGCTCTTGCTGCCGACGACGACATAGAGCTGCTCCGCCAGCGTGAAATCGCGCGTCGCGCCGATCGCGCCCTTCTTCGTCCTGCGCAGATTGACCACTGCCAGCCCGTGCGACAGCAGATGCGCCCGCGCCCGCTTGGCGTCGTCGGATATCAGCCCGTCCTGGTCATATTCGGTCGCGCGCCTGATCCAGCGCCCCACCGTCTCGGGCTGGTGCCCGCTGCGCGCCGGCAGCAGCGTACTGGTCAGCTTGGTGATGCAGCGCGTCGTCGTGTCCTCGGCTTCCAGCGCGCCGCGCTCCATCAGTGGCACGCACATGCGCACCCAGCGGATTTGCCGCCCGAACGTGGCTTCGTTCAGCATGCTGTCGTCGCTCGGCGCGCAATCGTGCAGCAGCATGTCCGCACAGGCGAGCAAGGTGCCGAACGTGTCGCGCCAGCGTCCCTGAAAGCCCTGCGTGCGGATCTCGTCCTTGTACGTCGCCAGCGTCTTGTCGAAGCGCGGCCATTGCTCGATCATACGCCGCTGCATCCGTCGCCCGGCCTCGCGCCAGTATCTGAGATCTAGGATCGGCTCTTCCGCGCCCTCGGGGATTTGCCGCATCGCCAGAATCGCGAAGCGATTGCGGTCCTGCGGGTCCAATGGCGCATGCAGGATCGACGAGAACAGGAATGCCGACTGCACCGTGAATTCGTGCGCCTTGCCCTGGTCGCTCGATCCGCGGTGCATCTTCGCCCCGCTCGATCCCTTGCGCGCCAGATTGACCATGTTGCGCTGCCGCTCGGCGCGATCGTCGGCCTCGGCTTCGTCGATCAGCACCGGCAACGTGTCTTCCAACAGCACGTGGCGCACCGCCGCCTCGGTCGCATCCTCGGTAAACAGCCCCCATTCGGCGAGCACCGCGCGGATGACCTTCTGCAGCGTCGATTTGCCCGCCGCCGTCTCGCCCGTCAGCCACACGTGCGAACGCCAGCCCAGCGCGCCGCAGATCATCGCATGCGCCACCCAGCCAAGCAGCAGCAACGGCGCGACATCGGGCTCGAAGAAATACCATTTGCCGAACAGCGCCTGCAGCCGCTCGGCCTCCTGAACCGTGCTCGGCTCGGCCGCCGGCGCCGGCAATTTCTCGAAACCGGGATAGAGCTTGCCGTCGATCTTGCCCGGCCTGCGCTCGGTAATTGCAATCGACTTACGCCCCTTGGTGTCCTGCGCGCCGACCAGCAGCACCCGGTCGCCCAGGTGTAGCACCAGCGCATCGTCCAGCGCACGGCGATGCGCGCCGCGCCCGAAAACCTTGCCCGATGGGTTGAACATGCCCGCCGCCGATCCGGCATTGATCACGCGGCGCTGCACCAGATCCTGATTGAACTTCGGCGGCGGCCCGCGCCGCTCGGGCGGCAGCTCCATTTGACCGGCGGTATATTGCGGGAAATTCTGGAGCAGCCAAAAATCATCCCCGCAGATTGATTGGATCGATCCCTTGTCCAGATCGCGCGGTTTCAGCCCCAGCAACTGGTTGCAGTGGTCGAGCAGCCAGATCGTCAACCCTTCCTTGCCCAGCACCGTGAACGGGCAACCCTCGGGCAGGATCGAAAACGGATCGTCGCCGTCGCCCTCGCCGGTGAAATCCGGCGCGACCGTCGCGCCGCGCAGCGCCTCGCTGATCGGTGTGACGTTATCGCCCGCCATCGCCGCGCCCAAGGCCCAGCGCCGTCAGCCGCAACGCGATCGGATAGGGCCTGCCCGATCGACCGGTTTGAAATTCGGTCCATGCCGCCAGTTCGCGCGCCACGATCGCATTCACCGTCGAGGTCCCATGCCACGGCGCGCGCCTGGCCCGCGGGTGCGGTCCCCGCCGCGCCCAATAGCCGCCTTGATGCCGCACCAGTTCGCCCCCGGCATCCTCCGCCATCGCCAGGCAATCGATCATCGTCGAGGTTAGGGGATCGCTCAATTCCGCGTCCGCTTCTCAGCCTTCGGCCCGAGCCGCGCGAGAATGCCGAGCGCCAGCGAGCGCGCGCTGTCGTGCGTCATGACCGTCAGGCTCTTCTCGCCCGCTTGATCCTTGGCCGCTGCCTGCTCGATATAGACCAGTTCGCCGATCAGAACCTCGATCGGCGTGAACATCGCATCGTCGATGATGAAGCGGCCCTTCATGTCAGGCCGCAGACCTCAGCGCATCCGTGACGATATTCCACATGATGCTCTCGCTCATCTGGAAGCGGTCGAAGCTTTGGTCGAAGATGTGGCCGTGCTCGATTAACGAACTGGCATGAATGCTGCCCTCGCTGAGTTTCTCCATGAGCGTCACCACAATGCCGTCGTTGGGAGTTTCGTGGTAATGCAGCTCGGGCATCACATAGCTGTCGCCCGGCCCATAGAACTCATCGAGAAGAGGCATCACAGCCATTCTGCCTGCGACGTAGGATAGCCGTCCGCCTTTCTCGCTGCGTGGGCCATCGTGCGATATCAGATCGTGCGAGCCGTCCGACTGTTCGTTCACCGAATAGCGACGATTGACTTGGTGCCCAACCAGCACTGTGCTGCGAAAGCTGAACCGGTGATTATGAATGGACGAGACCGCATAGCAGGAGCGGCGCGGCACGGCCGGATGCCAGACATGAAGCCGCCGGTTGTTCGCCAGCTTCACCTGGAGGAAGCCGAGCCCGTGCAGGCTGATTTGCTCCGCCGTTGGTGTAAAATCTGCCATCACGCCCCCTCCATGCGCATCCCGCGCAGTTCGTCGTTGAAATCCTTGAAGCCTTCGTTCGGCCAGGCGCAGCGCACCGCGCGCCCGCTGCCGTCGCTCCGCGCCATCGCCTGCTGCTTGCCGATCGCGCGCTCCAGCGCCGCCTCGATATCGCGGGCGCACTTCGCATGGTACGCAGCCGCCTCCGGATCGCCCGCCGCCAGCGCCGCCGCCTCGCGACGCAACCGATCCTCCTGGTCGCGCTGGCACAGCAGGATGAGATCGCCCGCCTGCGCCGGCAGCGCCAGATTGCCGAGATTATCGAGGCTGATCCCCGCGACGATCCGCTGCTCCGGATCGGCCATCGCCACGCTCAGCGCGTCCTCGATCCCTTCCGATGCCGCCACCATCGCCCCCGCCGGCAATCGCGCCAGCGGCACGTCGTGCATCCCCTTCCACAGCGGGATATGACCGCCCAGAAAGCTGCCCAGCACCTTCTTGGGCTTCTCGACATCGGCCTTGACCCAGCCCTTTGGCCCGAAGGTCAGGAAGGTGCGGTGCGCCGCTATGATCGCGCTGCCCAGAACGACGCACGCCGCCATGGCTGGCATCTTCTTCCCGGTCTCTTCGTTCCACGCATCCGCGCGAAACCGGATCGCACCGGGAAACTTGCCCAATTTGGCGAAGTCGATCCCCCGCCCTTCCAGATAGCGCTGCGCCGGCGTTCCCTCTCCAAGCGCGCTGGTCAGCCAGAAATTGCGCGCGTCGCGCTGACCACGCGCCACCGCATCTTCCCGCTCCCGCTTCGCCCGCTCGGCAAGCCGGTCGAACTCGGCATTCTGGACCGGGCTGCGATGATCGATCCCGGCGTCGCTCTCCAGATCCTTGAGCGCCTGCATGAAGGTGACGCCGTTGCGCCGCACCAGATATTCGATCACGTCGCCGCCCGCGCCGCACCCGAAGCATTTAAAAATGCCCTTGTCGTCGTTGACCATGAAGGTCCCGTCGCGCTTCTCGTTGTGGAAGGGGCAAAGACCGGTCTTCTCGCGCCCGATCGCGCGCAGCTTCACGCTGTTCGCGCCGCCGCCGATGATCTTGCTGATCGGCACGCTCGCGCGCACCCGCGCCGCCCGATCCGCCAGCGCCTGCATCTCAAGACCGCCCCCGTTCATCAGATCACTCCAAAGTGTTACTTTGGAGTGGTTGATCGACCGCGTAGAGGCGCACCGGTGGATGCGAGACGCCGACCAGGCACAGGACGATTTTGCCCCCATTGTTCAGAACGTAGAGTTCCGCTGGTGTCGGCTCCCATACGCTTTCCATGATGGGCACATCGCCGTTCACGCCGTCTCGGATCGGCAGTCCGCACACGGGTCCGCTGGTATCAGGCGACCACCCGTCCGGCGCTCCCAGGACGCGCGTACAACCGCAAATGCGCGCGACAATCACGCCGCCGCCTTCGCCAGCGCCGCCGCATCGGCCCACGGGCAATCCACCAGCCCGCATTCCGGCACGTCGTGCTCCAGCTCGCGCGCGCACCGCTCGCACCGCGCCGGGCGGCTCCAATCTTCTGCCGGGCACACGCCGAGCTCCGAAAGCCGCGTCGCCACTTTCAGACCCGGCGTCCGCACCCCGGCCTCCAGGTTGCTCACCATCGCCTTGGTGACCCCGACTTTCGCGCCGATTTCTTCCTGGGTGATCGCCCGCGCCGGGCGTCCCGCTTCGGGATGCGCAGCCCCGTGCAGGTGATGACGAAACCGCCGAAGCTTGATGGCGCCGAGGTTGAACATGGCGACGGAGTTAACTAGTAGTGCACTATCGCGCAAGCGCCCCTTGAAAAAAAGTGATCGAAAGGAGGTATCTGCATGGCCGGGAAGGTCTTCTATCTGCATACCCCGATGGCACAGTCACCAGACCAGCAACCGAACCGAGTCCGCTACTGGCGAAAGCAGCGCGGTCTCACCCTCGAACAGCTCGGCGATCGCATCGGCGTCGGCAAGGTGATGATGAGCGCGATCGAGCGCGGCAATCGCAAGCTCGACCGCGAGCGCATCATCGCAATCGCCCGCGAACTCGAGATCGATCCCGCCGATGTGTTCCTCAGTTCCGAAACGCCCAACACCGTGCCCCCTGGTGAGCGCGACTTCTGGGCGAACTACACCGCGCTCGACGCGCATGGCCGGCGCCATGTCCGCATGGTTGCGGAAAACCTGATGAACTGGGGAGCGCCCGAGCCGGCGGACCGCGACGCCGACGACGCCGACGACGCCGATAAGACGCGCCGCGCCTGACCTATCTACAACGCAGTTGATTCTAGCCGGCGCGGCCCTCGCGGGTCGCGCTTTCTAGTTTAAACCGCCTTGGCTTAAACAGATGGCGCACTTTTTTTGCGCGACCACTTGCCGATAGTTTACATATAGGATACTTATTCGCCGAACACAGCGAATGGAGCGTATCCCGATGGGTTCCGTCGAGCCTCTTTTTCCGAAGCGCAAAACCGTTAGCAGCGCGCATCCCACGCCCCCGGGAAGCCCCCGCGCCGCTGCTGCCGCGGTGGCCACCCCTCTCCCCAGTACGGGTGGCCGCCGCGGCGAATATGCGATCGGTGACGTCGCGCGCCCCCTCGGCCTCAGCCACTTCGCCGTGCGCACGATCATCGACAAGCTCCGCGTCCTCGCGAAGCATGACGGCATGCCGCTCCCGCGCACCCCGCGCATCGTCGATCACAAGCCCGTCACCGGCCCCGAAAGCATCTATTGCAAGTCGCGCTGGGATGCCGGCGAGTTCGATGCCTGGCTCGACGATCGCCGCCCTTCCGGTCCCGCCGGCGCGCTCCCGCCCGTCCCCCAGCCCGTCCGCGACGCCATGCGCGCCCGCGCGCTCCAGATCGCGAACGTGGCATGAGCGCCGCGGCGGACAAGGCGAGGCTGCTTGAACCTGACTATGCTGCCGAGCGCCGTCTGCCTGGTGGCGTGACATGCTCGGGGTGCGTCCACGGGACACGTTGCGACATGCTTTTCGGCGCCGTCCGTCGCGGCTTCACGTCCTGCGATTTCTGGCCGACACGGTTCCAGCCCCTCGCCACCCAAGGCGATGCAGCATGATCCGCCGCCTGCTCGCCTTACTCCGCCGCGCCTTCACGGCCACCCCCGCGAATCGCTGCCCCCACCGCGACGATGGCACCATGTGCGACGATTGCCTGGACTGGTGGTCGTTCCAATGAGCTGGCAGCACGCCCCCTTCGTCGTCGCCGCGCTCTACGCCGTTCCCGCCGTGGTGCGCGGCTACGCCCGTATCCTGCGCGAGCTTCGCGCGCGGCGGCACGCGCCATGATCCCCGGCCCCACCCTCTGGATCGACGATCCCGAAGCCGGCGGCAGCGAGCCCGGAGCCTGGGCAGACGCCATCGCCAACACCCCCAGCCTCGCCGCGGCATGCCTCCCCGATCCGGCGCCCGATCAGGATCCGCAAGCCAATGACTGAGCCCGCCGCCCCTGCCGCACCGCCGGCAACCGTGCGCGCCGTCTATCGCCCGCGCCAGCGCGACATCCTCATCCTCCGCGACGACGGCGAGAGCCTGGCAATCCCCGAGGCCGACGCGCTCGCGCTCGCCGAGGCCCTCCGCCAGGCCTTCGCCGTCCCCGCGCTCCCCGCGCCGATGGCCCTCGAAGCCGGGAGCGCACGGTGAGCCGCCGCCATCTCTGCGACACCCCCGGCTGCGGCCGCATCCGCGGCAAGTGGCAGCGCCTGTGCACCCGCTGCTTCACCGGCATGCCCGCAGGCATCCGCGATCGGCTGCTCATCGGGTGGAAATTCCACAAGCCGAAATGGCGCGCGGCGAAGCGCGAAGCCGGCAAATGGCTCGCCGCTCGCATCGACACCGGCAGCAGCATCACCGCCCGCTTGCTGGGCGAGCATGACGAGGATCGAGCAGCATGACCCAACAACTTTGCCCAGCCCACCGTGCCCAAGAGATCGCCGCCAGGCTGTCGCCGGGACAGAAATCCACGATCCGGCACATGGACGAGACGTTCGTGGTGCTCGGATGCAGCGAGGCGACCGCCTTGCGCTTGAGCAGGCCGTCGCGTTCCGGCACCCGCCCCGCGCTCACGCAGTGGAAGATGGTCGAAGGCGGCGAATACGCTGCCTACAAGCACTTCGCCCTCACCGAAATCGGCCTCGCGGTGCGCGCGCATGCTGAGCCAGATTATTACACCAAGCCAGCCGAGGCGATCCTAGGCGACAGCGTGATATGCCTGCGCTGCAGCGCCACCTTGGCGACTTACGCGGATGCCTGCACGGCCGACTTGGGCGATCAATGCCCAGGCTTTGTGGCGATCGAAGCAGCGGTTGCGCAAGCTCGGGCGCAATCAGCATGAGCGACTTCCTCGCCACCAGCGACGCCGTGCTTCGCATGCTCCAGAGAGACATGGACCGGCACACCCTCGATCTCACACGCAACCCGCTGCGCAGCCCGTTTGCCTCGTCGATCTTCGGCATGCCGGTACGCGAATCGCGCGCCTTTCCCTGCACGATCGACTGCGCGAAATGCGGCGGCACTGGCAAAGGCGGGGCGGAAGCGACCTACTGCCCGAAGTGCGCGGGTGCGGGCGCAACCCGCGTCGAGGGCGTCATGACATCGGGCGATCAGACGATCATGCTGACATCGCCGCTGCCCCGCAAATTCGCCCCCAATTGGGAAGGGCGCACCGTGCCCAAGCGCCCGCTCTCCGGCTTCCGAACGGTGGCCTGGCCTTGACTACTGAACCAACTCGCGAAGAGTGGTGCGCGCGCTTCGTTCGCTACATGCTCGATAACTGCGGGGGATTCGATCATTTCGACGACGGAACCCTGATCCTTGATTATGCCGAGGAAACTGCGCCCACCTACTACGAAACGGACTGGGAGCGCGACATGGGCCCGGAAGACTGCGCCGCCGCCGACATCAGCTATTGGGGCGAGGAATAGTCCACATCACCCCAATTGATCCCCCCGCCGCCTAGGCGTACCCTGCGCCACCGCGCACCACGGCAAGAGAGGCCGACCATGCAGACAACCCCCGATCCCGCCCGTGAGGCCTTCCGCCGCTGGCTCAAGCACGCCGGCGGCATCGACGCCGCCGCCGCCCGCGTCAATTGCTCCCCGCGCACGCTCCAGCGCATTTGGTCCGGCGCCAAGCCGCCCCACCCCCGCTTCCTCGCCGAGCTGGCCATCCACGCCCGCGACGATGGCAGGACGCAGATCGCCGAAGCACTCGAAGCCGCCGCGCGGACGGAGCCGACCCATGCCTAAAAAGCGCCAGATACCCTTCCTCCACGAACAGACCCTCGCCGACGGCACGAAGGTCTATCACTGGAAGCCCAGCCCCCGCCTGCGCAAGGCGAACTGGGTCAACCGCAAGCTCGGCAGCGATCACGCCGCGGCGATCGCCGAAGCGCTCGATCTCAACCGCCAGCTCGCGGCATGGGAGGCCCCCGGCAACCCCGTCGCCGGCGCTGCCCCCGCCCCGCCCAGGGCCGCGCCCCGCATCGTCCGCGTTGAAGAGCTGGTCCGCCGCTACAAGGCCAGCGATGCGTTCACCCGGCTCAAGCCCGGCACCCGCGACGAATATGAAGTCCGCCTCCGCCAGATCGAGCATTGGGCGATCGACGGCGCGCTGCCCGCCCGCGATATCGACAAGCCGATGGTCGAGGATTTGAAGCGCGCGCTGCTCAAGCAGAGCAAGTTCAAGGCGGCATCGATCCTGCGCGTGCTGCGGATCCTACTCAACTGGGCGGTCGGCGAAGAGATCGTCGCCACCAATCGCTCCGCCGCGGTCGAGATCCCCACGCCCCCCGCCCGCCGCGTCACTGCCCCGCAGGACGTCCGCGCCGCCATCGCCGCCCAGGGCGGGCCGATCGTCGATCTCGCCCAGCAGCTCGGCTTCTGGACCTTCCAGCGCGCCGGCGATCTGCTCGCGCTCAATCGCTTCAACTGGCGCGAAATGACCAACATGGACGCGCGCGACGCCGCCCTGCTCGCCAATCCCAAGGGCCGCGTCCTCGGATTCCGCCTCCAGCAGAACAAGACCGATGCCTGGGTAGACGCCCCCGTGCCGCCCCAGTTCCACGCCGCGATCGAGGCCGCGTTCGCCGCCAACCAGGGTTGGCTGTTCGGCGACCCCCAGCATCCCGGCGCGGTGCTGCCCTATTGGGGCTTCAACAATCTCTACCGCGAATCGCGCCTCGCCGCCGCCGACCTGGCCGAGGCCGCGGGCAACGATGCCCTCGCCGCCGCCATCCGCGCCTGCCAGTTCCGCGATCTGCGCCGCACCGGCATGATGTTCGCGCGTGACGCCGGCGCCTCCGATCGCCGCATCGCCGCGCTCAGCGGCCACTCGGTATTCGGCGGCAAGACCATCCTCGACACCTACATGCCCGGCGACACCGCCGCCGCCGCCGCCTGCGTCGCCGCGATGGTCGCCTACGAGCGGGCGCAGCAAGAAAGGGAGCAGCAGGCGTGAACGACCTACCGATAATCGAGCGCGGCAAGCTGGGCCCAGTGACCGAGGAACTGGTCGCACATCTGCATGCCGAAATCGCGAAGTACGACGCAAAATTGCGGCTGCGGATCGAACCTGTGGAGGCGCGTCGCCGCCAGGCGCGGGAGGAGAGGGATCGCGATCGCGAGCGCGACATGGCCGTCAGGATCGCCGAGCTGATGGAAGAACGGGAGCTGGCGCTTCGGCCCATCGTGAACCAGCTAGTGCGGATCGAAATGCTGCGGCCGATGGGGCAGATAGTGCTCCCCGCTGGAACGGAAGTCACGGTGGACGGCAAGACAATCGTCGCGTTGCACCCAGCCCGCCCGCCCGAGACGTTCGATTTTTCCATCGGCACGGCTAACCAACCAACCGATTGACCGAATCGCCCCCGGTGGAACACACCGGGAACGATGCCGCGCTATCGCACCCTCAAGGAGATCGACCGCGCCGGCTTCGACGTCCGCCTGCATTGCTACGCCTGCAACCGCACCGAGACGATCGACGGCACGATCTACCTCCACTTCGAGGATCGCGGCCTCTCGCTCAAGCTGGACGCCGTCCAGCCCTATTTCCCCTGCCGCCGCTGCGGCGGCCGCGACGCCCTGATCCTCCCCGCCACGGCCACCGGATGTCGCCCCAAGGACGCAATGGGCTGGGCAGTGACATGGTTTTTCGCCAACCGAAAGGCCGGCAAGATCCGCGACCAGCGCCGCCGCTCCTGATTTATGTCGCACGTGCGACAAAATCTTGTCGCACGGCGCGAGGGGCTGGACCTCTAACCTCCCCTGCGGCAAAGACTTTCCTAAGGCCGGTTTAGCTCAGTTGGTAGAGCGCCAGTTTTGTAAACTGGATGTCGCGGGTTCGATTCCTGCAACCGGCACCGGACCTGGGGAATATTTGGGGGAAATATGTCGATCGAACTCCTGACGCACGACGACTTCGAGCCGCATATCGATACTGCCTTCGTCATCCACACCGACGACCATGACGAAGTGCTCACCCTCACCCAGGTGGATCCGGGCAAGCACTATGCCGATGCCGGCCGCCAATCCTTCGCGCTGATGTTCAACGGATCGAGCACCGACCTGATGCTCCATTCGCAGCTTGTGCGGCTGGACCATGCCGCGATGGGCAAGCTGGACATCATGATCACGCCCGTCGGCCGCAACGACGACGGCACCTTCCGCTACGAGGCGGTGTTCAACTAAAGTCAGGACATAATTGGTAGCCCGTCCGAACGAGGGTGCGGCTATCGCGCCGCCGCGCGCGCTTCTTTCGCAACGAAACTTCACACTAGCTTCACACTGCCCCGCATGTTCGGGCGACGGTCCGGCCATGCGAAAATTGTACAGCTGCTCGGCCCAGACACCGCTTGGGTTCCGGCGAGGATCACACTGTCAAAGAGCGGCCACCTAGCGGCAGCGCATCGATCTCAGCAGACGAAATCCAACATTTCAAGGGCTTAGTCAGGCCTTAATGGAGAAGCCGTACCCGACCGCACACCATCCAATCCAATTGCGTAAACCTAGAGCCGGCGGCGGTTCCAACCAACTTCACCCTCCAGCGGGCGGGCGCTCCATGATCCAGTCGCCGCCCTCCAGCCGCACATCGGCAAACCCCTTGCGAAGATAGAGCGAGTGGGCGCGGTTGGTTATGGAGCAATGGAGCATAACGGGCCGCCCGGCGGAATCCGCCTCTGCCAGCATGCCGTCGAACAGCGCCCCGCCGATTCCCTGGCCGGTAGCTTCGGGCAGCAGCGAGATGTCGACCAGTTTCCAGATCTCGTCACCGCGCAGCAGGTAGAGCCTGCCGACCGCCTTGCCCCCGCGGATGACGATGCGGCGGTCGGTATCGGGGAAGAAGGTGTGGAAGTGATAATCCTGCAGCTCGAACTGGTTCTCGAGCAGCGCCTGCCGCTGCTCCTCGCTGATCGGCATCTGCGCGAATTCTTCCCAGCGATTCGCAACGAAAAGACGGCGGAGGAACGCAAGGTCCCCCGCCGTCTCTTTTCGTAGCCGGAACGCCGGCAGCTTCAGTTCCGCGTCGGGAAGATCCCCTGGATCGCAACGCACCAGGTGATCGCCAGAAGCGGCTGGAGATTGGGGTGCGCCTGGTTGCCGCCGGTAATCGTGAGCGTGGTCGGATGCAGCGCGGTCGGCGTCGGAATCGGACCCGAAGCCGGCTTGAAATAGGCGTTCGACGCCGTGCCGCCCGCATAGACGAAGCGCGTGACGAAATAGCCCGCCTGCGGCTGATCGGTCATGTTGGTGGTGCTGCTCGGATCCGCCTTGGTCGATGCGCCATGGTTGTGCGCCGGCATCTGGGTGCTGAGCAGTGTGACCGTTTCCGTTCCGAAGGTCTCGCCAAGCACGACCGGGGTAAGCCCCGCCCCGTTGCCGTTGCCCACAGGCATACGGCCCCGCAGGTCAGGCAGCGCAAAGGTCGTGGTGCCGTTCCCGCCATAGGTCGTGCCAAAAATCGAGAACAGCGCAGTATATTGCGCAATCGGGAGTATCTGCCCGCTGGCAGTCATCCAGTTGCGCGGTGCATAGGTAAACGCGAAGGGGCGAAGTTCGCCGATAAAGGGTGCTGTCATGTTCCGCTCTCCCTGAGTTAGTTTCGGCTGGGGAACACGCCCTCGAGCGCGATGATGTAATTGAGCACCAGCGACGGCGCCTGATTGTCGTGCGGCTGGTTGCCTCCCGACGGCAGGATCGTATCGCTGGGGAATACCGGGCTCGCCGAACCGCCATTGGTGTTCAGATAGAACAGGCTCGACTGGCCGGTATGCGCATCCAGCGGATTGCTCAGCGCAACGCCGGGGCCCGGGGTCTGGGTGGTCGAATCGACGTTATAGGCGATCAGCGTATGGTTGTGCGACGGCATCTGCGTGGTGTTGAGCGTTACCGACTCGGTCCCGGACATCTGCCCGAGGACATAGGAGCTGAGGCCTGGGCCAGTACCCTGCCCGACCAGTGCGCGTCCCTGCGTGTCGGGAAGCCCGAAGGTCACCTGGCCGTCACCGCCGAAGGTGGTGCCGATCAACGCATAGAGCGCGTCGTTCTGCGCGATGGGAAGCAATTGGCCGCGGGCGAACGCCCAGCCGCGCGGGGCGAAATTCCCGCCAAAAACTCGAAGTTCGCCAAGAAAAGGGTTAGACAT